GGTCTCCTTTACCTGGCCATCGAGTAGATGAGGATGAACTTCGTCAGTCCAGCATCACAGGCAGTCGTGCTGAGGGGGAACGTAGCCGCGATGGTCGCTCCCGTGTCGTAGAACTTGCCTAGTGCGTTGCTAGCTTGCCGACCGATCCCCGTAGGCCCGTTGGCCGAGTCGTTCGGGGCGAGTTGAGTGTCAGTGAACCAGGTATCTACGCTGGACGTATCTCCAACGGTGATGTTTCCATCATCACTGGTTCCCCAAGAGTCCGGGGTGATGCCATAGATGCCGTGAACAAAGACCCCCGCAGGTAGTGTCCAGAGGCTCACGGTTTGTGCGGCCGAAGAGCCGGTCACGGCGATGTCGTCACTATCGACATCCGTACCCCACGTCACAGCCGATGTGTTCCGACCCGTCAGGTACATGATGACTTCGTCGGCTCTCTCCGCCCAGGGGTTGTCCCCTAGGTAGATGTCACCGTAGGGAGGAATAGTTTTAGCCATTATTCCTCCCTTATCGAGCCATAGACCAAACGAGTACGAACTTGGTCAGTCCAGTCACAACGGCCGAGTGGGCAAGCGGGAAGGTGGCGGAGATGGTTGCACCCGTGTCATAGAACTTTCCGGCCGGAGGCGTCAAGGCGTTGGTCTTGAAGACGCCAGCGGCATCGGTCGCGCAGGGGGCGAGCAGCGTGTCCGTAAAGTACGTATCCACTGCGCCTGTGTCCCCAACCGTGATGTTGCCATCGTCGCTGTTGGTTCCCCAAGAGTCGGCCGTGTTGGCATAGATCGCTTTCACGAACGCTCCCGCAGGTAGAACCCACAGGCCCACCGTCTGGGCCGCCGAAGACGCCGTTACAGCGATATCGTCGCTGTCCACGTCCGTCCCGTAGGTCACAGCCGATGTGTTCTGGCCTGTCAGGTACATGATAACCTCGTCCACTCGCACGGCCCAGGGGTTATCGCCTAGGTACTGATCTCCATACGGAGGAAGGGTTTTAGCCATTGCAAAATCTCCTTACTTACCGGATTACGAGCTAACTGCGTGCTCTAGTGCGCGGACCCAAACGGCATTCAGAACCGCGGACTTGTGGACCATCTTCCAGCCGATCGTCCCACGCTGCTTCAACGGGTCGAACCCAGTCCCACCAAGGTCATTGATGATGAGTTCAACCGGTTTTTGCTGCGGGCGTCCGGTCTGGACAGCCAGTTCCCCACCGCCTGCATCCAAACTCACGTTCGGGGTCAGTGCCGCGATCCCTGCCGCTCCGATGGCCTCGTTACCCATGAAGAGGGTCGTATACACATCGATCGAACTGGTGCCCGCGGCCGAGTTCACATAGGCATTACTGGTCACATAGATCTTGCAACGCAGAAGGCTACCCATCTCGCCACGTCGGTACGCCTCTCCGCCCTCACGAGTGATAAGCGTAGCGAACATCGAGTCCTGCATCAGGGTGAGCCAGGTGAAGGGGTGAGCCACAACCCAGTAGCTATTACCCTCGATGGGCATGGCATTCGCACTGTCGAGGTTCGCCACCTGGGATAGGAAGTCGGAGAACGCGATCTTGTCATTCGTGGAGTCAACCGTAGCGGTCGTGGTGGCCCCACCTGCGTAGTCCGCCGTCGCCCCAGCCTCAAGAACGTCGCGGATCAGGGTGTCCACAGACAGCCCTGCCTGTTCGCCCAGGATGCTGGAGAACTCAGAGAGCAAAGGATCGTAGGCCGTCATGATGATCTTGTCCGTGAAGCCAAGCCAAGCACCATACCACAGGGGCGTGATGGTGGTCGTGGCCACGGTCGGGCTAGCCAGCTCGTTGGGGGTGTTCCCCTCCGTCAACTCGGATGTAACGGCTGAAAGCCCGGCGTACTTGCGAAGTTCGTAAGCACCAAACTGATTGAGTCGTGCAGAGGTGACGTGCTTGCCGTGAACAAGGCGCGGGAGAGCACGGCTGAGTAGCCGCTTCTCGTAAAGCGTCTTGACGGCATCACTCAAAGCAGCAACATTGGCGTGAGCCATCGTAAGTCTCCTAGTTTATCCCCCTTGTCAGAACGCCTTACGGCGTAGACAAGCCGGGGATTTGTTTGTTCAGGTCTTGTTGTCCCGTCTCGAAGATCCGCCAGATTTCCTCTTCGGAGAGTGGTCTGCCGACCTTCTCGGAGTACAACTTCTGCAACTGCGCAAATGCCTCATTCGGGGTCATCTGTGCAGGCGGCGTACCTGTTCCCGTCACGACCTGAGGTGGCGTTGGGCGTCCAGGTACGGGGGCCGCAGGTTGGACCGGAGCAACGGCCGCAGGTGCCGCTTCCGCTTTGGCGCGCAGGTCTCGGATATACTCCTCGAACCGGCTGTCCGCCTCACGGAAGAATACATCAGGGTCGGAGAACTCTAGGTCTGCCAAGTTGACACCCAACCTGGTCAGACGTTGAGCATAGTTGATCATGGAGATGGCTGCTTGGCGAGCACCCTTCTCCTGCTCCAACTCTTCCTGCAATCTTCGCTCTTTGTCCGTTCGAGACTCGGCTTCGTAGGCTGAACGCTCTTCCGGCGTCATTCTTGCCAGAAGATCCGATTCCAACCTAGAGGTCAAATCACGAATCTCGCGGTCCCGCTCTGCCAATTGACGGGAATACTGGGAATCGAGTTTGGACTGGAGACCAGCCATATCTCTCTTCCACTTGGCCTCAATGGCATCCCGCTCCTTGGCCATGCGGGTGTTCCACTCAGCCTCGGCATCGACAGGCTGTGCAGGGGCATCCACTACACCAACTGCGCCTGGTTGTACAGGGGCAGGTGCAGGAACTCCCGTGGCGGGCACCGTGGGCTTATCACCCTCAGAACCGCCAGTAGCGCCTTCAACTCTTGGCATCGGAAACATCGTCTTTCTCCTTTATTGTAAGGTTCACCACTTAGACTACCACACCAGATGGGCCTAGCGCAAGTGTTATTGTCAAGACGGTTACTTACGAACCTTAGCCTTTTCTTGACCTTCTGCCATCTTGGCCAGAAGTTCCTCTTCCTCTGGTGATAAGCCCCCAGTTGTTCCTCCACCCCCGCCCGATCGGGTCAAGCTGGCCCCTCCCAATGGGGGCAAGTTGCCCCCGGCCCCACCAGAGCCCAACCTCCTCCCGGCCTGGAGCAGTTCTCGCCCCTCGGCAGCACCACGATAGCCCAGAGGGATGTAGGACAAACGCCGGGTAGGCGTCCGGGTTCCACCACCCCCTCCACGCCTGCCTCCCCCTCCACCGCCACCTCCGCCCCCTCTAGTTGTGGTAACTTCACCAAGGTAATACTGTGCCCAGACAGGATGGGACATGCCCCACATATCCTTCATGGCATAGTATTGATCGATCAGGCCAGATAAGGTTGGATCCTGCTCCCTGGCCGCGGCCCGCTCCGATTGGCTGAGGGACATGTACCAACTGAAGGTTGTCCAGAAGTCCTCCCCAAGCCGCCCCGTCACAAGTCCCCGAAATTGGTCCTGCTCCTCTCGGGCCTGTGAGCGGCTCGCAAGCTCCTCATCACCCACCGGCTGGTTGTATCCAAGCTCCCTCAAGGTCCGTTCTAGGATGGCCTCAAACTGCTGGGCGTCTTCGGGATTCCGCCAATCGGCCGTGGAGGTTGTCCGTCGGAACGCCTCCATCCACCCGTCATCGCCCTCATTCCGACGGAATGTATCCATAAAGTCGTCGTAGGCGGCCCCAGGTGGGACACGATTGAGAAGGTTCCAGATGCGCTCATCCCGTCCCGCAGCGGCCTCTCCAACCCGCAACTCTGCATTCTGAGCCTGACGATCTTCCATGGATAGGATGGCCCGCCCATAAAGGCCCTGCCGAATGTCTTGAACCGTGAAACGATCCCCGTACCGGGCCTGCATCCACTCGATGATGTCTTCCTCAGTCGGACGACCATCCGGCCCAAACTGACGTAGGAAGTTCCTCTCAAGAAGTTCCCGCCCCTCGGGGGTTGTTGCCTTCCCAACCTCTTCGTAGTACCGCTCTTGGAAGTTGTGAACCCAGACGTAGTTGATTGCCGAGTGAATATCGTCGGTTTCGATCCGCCACTGCTCCAACCCAGCCGCATTGGTCTCCGCAACCAGCATGAGACCTAGGTCCTCCGGCCGGTTGAGCGCGGCGTTCATGAAGTTGGCCTCAGCAAAACGGGTCTGCATCTCCCTCATCATGGGGGCCGCAATGGCAGGTAGGCGGCCCAGCCACGTCTGGTAGTCCCGCTGGTAGTCAGCGTAGACCTCATACCGATCAGGATCCCACGACGGAGCCCCATCCAGTAGGGTGTGCCACCACAGGTTACGGAAGTCCTCGTAGACCAACTGTTCGGGCTTGTAGCCGATAACCCAATCACGGGGCGCTAAGGGGTACCGCAGTTCCAGGTCTGCTACCTCGGCCGCATATCGCCGCTGGATTTCAATTTCGACCGCGGGGTTGTTACCGGCCGGCAGGGCATGTAGAGCTTGGTCTCTCACCTGTCGAATACGCTCCCACTCAGCCATATACTCATGCCGCTGGCGCTGGGATTCTATGTTGAACGCCACGATGACGTTGTAGCTCATCCCATCCACAGACTCGTAGGATGAGGAAACCCGACTGACCCGATCATAATATGCCTGGGGGCTCTCTCGGGTCGGGTCATAGGGCTCTGATCCAGACGGAACCCGAACCCAGGAGAAAGCCGTATAGAGGTTGGCGGCGTAGTTCGCTGGCACGTCATTGATGCGGCTGGTGATGATGCCCCACATCTGCTCGATATCCTTCGGTAGCTCCAACATGTGCGCCCCAAGAACATCGTTGGCAGCCCACCGCAGGCGGGCATTCTCGGCCCTGGTGTAGAGTAGGCGGGCATCCGCGTCTGTGTGCATTCTTGGATAGATCCCCGTGAAGTAGCCCAGAGTCGCAGTCAACCAGTCATCCGTCTGAATATGGCCGTAGGCTTCTTCCCATAGCCTCTGGGCCGCCGGGTCCTCGCCCCGAGCATACATGTCCAAGGCATTCTGTGCCGTATCCAGAAGCGCCCACCTTTGAGCGTCCGTCATGCTTGGATCGGCAATTTGCTCCAGGAAGCTGATTAGGATCTGCTGCTCGACTAGGAAGTCGATGTAGGATGCGTCGGGATCCAAAAGTTCCATCGCCAAACGACCAAATGTCGTCTGCCGGGCCACTCTCTTCAGAAGGGCATTAGCAACCGGTGGGATAAGCTGTGCTTGGGGCAGCAAACCCATCGGCTGGTAGATGTCAGCGTCCAACGTCCCCGTAACCCGGAAGAGAAGCGGCACCCAAGGCGATGGGGATGCCCCAAACATCGACAGGGAACGCAACGCGATGCTGGTTGCGATAGTCCCAAACCCTACATCCTGGTCGGTCATCTCCTGAAGATCGTAGTAATCCAGGTTTGGGAAGACGTAGCGCATGGATAACGGCCCAGTCGGGTTCCACCACATCCCGTTCCCCAAGGGGATCAGGCCCCGCATGGACGGCAGCGGTTCCCCCCTGGATGTTGCAAAGCCGTGCTGCCAGGCGACCATGCTGGTGTTGCTCATGTACCGTAGGTACCATCCAACCAACTCTGGATCGTGAACCATGGCCCCCAACCAGAATGGGATCGATCGGGATGGGAACATCCAGAACGGGACGACATTCTTCATCATCCGGTCGAACTGAGAGAACTGATGGTAGCCGATGAAGATACGGTTGGTCTCTTCGAGGACGCCCCGATAGTTGCGACCCAAGAACTCGCCCCCACTCATGACGGCCTCTTCACCAAGCGCCATGTTCTCGACGTAGCCACGCCCAATGCGTTGGATGAGGGTCTGCTGCTCAGGAGATAGCTGACGGAAGAGGACATCCCCCTCAACCATTCGATTACGAATGTGAGAGCGTATGTCATCCGTCAATTGACGGAACTGATTGACGAAGGCTGTTTGGTCGTCCAGAGCCCGGAAGTAAGCCACCACGTTCGGGTCCATCATCTCCCGGCTAGGATATCGGAACCGACGACTACCAAGCCCCATCGGGATGCCCTCGCGCTCGGCCTCTCTCATAATACGGGCTTCCCACGCCGAGATTAGTTCCTCAAGATGCCTCTCGATCTGTGCTTCCCGACGAAAGTCACCAGCCGCCGCATAGGCGTGCATCCGCATCCGAAGATGTTCAGCCAAGTTATCGAATGAATCAGTCGCCATTCGTCCATCAGGAAGTCTCTGTCCCCCATACAGATCGTTGACACTCCGACCGCTGTCAAAACTGAAGGGCTCCTGAACATTCGGCCCTATCATCTCTCCCCATACACCCCGCCTCAGGTTTTCCTGTCGAGCCTGTAGCGATGCTTGTGCCGCCGCTCTAGCCTGGGCTACCTCGGGAGCAGGAGCCTGAACCCCAGGCGGGGACGCATCCAACGGCAACCACTCTACAGATCCCTCGGGGAACAGGACATAGCGGTAGGGTTGATCCGTTCGGCTTGTGGCCGCGTCAATGGCCTCCTGAAGTCTTCTCTCATAGTCCGGTCCGGGCGCAACCGTTACATTGTTGACACCCTGACCATGTTCAAACTCATACCGAATAGCCGCCCGCCGACCATCTTGGTATTGTTGCTCTGTTACATAGGCAACCCGTATTCTCTCTTGGTGATCCGTCCACGTTCCAACCCGTAGTCCGGCATATCCTTCGGCGTCCGTTAGAGTTCCGCCAAATCTACCAAATCTTCCCGGCTGGGCACTTGGGTCAGGTTGCCCATGGTAGACAACCCTTAGCCCTTGATGTTCAGCTAGTTCCCGGTTCCTATCTGCAATCTGACGTAGGGACGGGGGCGGGGGTGCTTCCGGAACCGTAACCGGCCTGGTTGCCCTGGCGATCCGCTCGGCGGCCTCGGCCTGTTCTCTGGCAATGAGTTCCGCGGCCCCTAGGAGTTCCCCTTGCTGATTCCGAAGCGTCCGCACCGGTGTATCCAACCAGGTAGCAACTTCGGGGCTGGCAGCGGTTCCATTGAATCCAAGGCCCCGGAGAAACTCATTAGGTACGGAACCCCAAGTCGATGAGACCGTCGTAAATGCCCCACCCGTATGAGAAAGGACTCTCAACGACCCATCAGGGTTTAGTTCTATCGTATAGCCCGCCGCCTCCAAGAACGATCGCGGCGTAAACAGTTCGCCGGATTCAACCAGGGCCTGAAAGGCCGCCGGATCTGCCTGCATTAGATGCTGGGACTCCTCCAGGGCTCTTGTGAGAATGGTGTCTGCGGCCCGGTACTCCCCTGCGATGATCTCATAGACCTGTCGCCAACGCATGTTCCGCGTACGAGGGGAGTAGGGGACATTGAGCGCCCAGGCCAAAACCCAATTTCGGTGGTCTCCAACTCGGGCAAACCGACCAAGAGCTAGATCGAGATCTCCCAGATACAACGACTGCAAGTTCAGTTGAGCAGCCTGCTCTAGGGCCAGTCGAGATGCCGTGACATCGGCTGCCGTCCTTGCCGCCTGCAAAGCCCCCTGGGCTGCCTCGTTGAGATCGGCCCGCAGGTTCGATAGGGCGGCGGATGTCCGTCCCATCTGCGCCCCTGCCCTCGCTGCGTCCCTTCGGATAGATGGCCCTTCCTCACTAAAGAGTTCATTCAACTGCTGAGCCCCCGCCTCGTTACCATCCGCCCGCAGACGACCTATGTCATCTCGCAAGCCAGCATCAGCCTCATCCAAAAGGTTCCGCCCAGGAGGAATGTCGACAGCCTCCGGGGCCGCTGCCGGAGTTACGGTAACTTCTGGGGCGGCTGTTGGGGCGGCGGGCATAGCATCCAATGCCTCTCTCAGAAGGCGGGCATCCTCTCTCATGAGGTAGAATTCCTGCATTCCCTCCTCGTATGCTCCCTCGCCCAGGAGGATGTCTTCTAGGCGCTGTAATTCTGCCTGTGCTTCCCCCCTGGTTCCCTCCCATACGCCAGTGGGTCCCTCAACCCTGATCCTTTCGGGGATGGCCGTGGGCGCGGCCTCAACAGCCGCCCTTGAAGGCAAGCCTACATTGTCAACAACGACCCTAGCCTCCCCGTCTGCAATGCCTCGCATCTGATCTCGAATATCCCGATATACACGGGTGGCAAGAGCAGACGCGTCATCCTCGCTTATACCTAACCGCCCAGCAACACTCGCAATGGCCGCCCGAGCTTCCGAAGCGGGTAGAGGATTCTGCCCCCGCATGGTCCGGGAAAGTTTGGAGCCGGCATCATAGAGATCCCTTTGAACATCAGAGGCGAAGGTAATCTCGGCTTGTCGATGTCCAGCGCGCCATGAGCGGGTGAGAGTTTCTCTTGGTGCTGGTCTCACATTCTGCGTCGGCCCAGGATGTGCAGGGGCTTCAGGAGGTGGAGCGTCTGGGGGCACCTCCGGGAGGGTCCCAGCCTCCATCGCATCGTCTACAGCATTGGCCGCCCCGTTCATCCTCTCGGGATCGATCGGCACGTCAGCACCTGGCATGTTGCGGAGGTTCTGCAAGTTCTGGGCCGCCTGATCCTCCTCGAAGCCGGCCAGGATGTCATCAAACAACTGCCCTATGGAACGATCAATCTCCTCCGGCGTCCCACCCTGCTGAAGGATGTCCCGGACGCCCTGTTCAATCACGGCATGGGCGGCACGGGCGTTGGGGTCGTTCCCCAACAGGTTCATCATCCGGTTCATCAGGTCTTCGCTCAGGATCAGGGGGACACGGCCTCGGGTCCTCAACCCGGCAAGGAGATCCAGGACCTCTGTCATCCGGGACGGGTTGGCAATCCCGTACCCCGTCGTACTCCTACTCACCCGATAACGAAGGCTTCTCAACAGGGCCGATGCCACCGGATCTGCCTGACTCTCAAGAAGAGCGGCGGAAAGCCAATTATCCAGATGGTGTGCCATGATGGAAACATCAGTCTCATACAGGCGCAGGTAGGTTGCGGCTCGGGCGGTGACTTCGGTCCCCTCCCAGATGGCCCCTAAACCTCCAAGCCAGCCGTTCCAGGCCGGTATCCGTCCGTGGCGCACTCCCTCCTCAGCACCCATGCGGAACCACTCTACGAAGTTCCTTGGTAGACGGCCCTCGAGTGCCAGATCCTCTAGGCTACGGCCCCCAAGTTGGGTCGAATGTAGGACCATCCTAAGATCCTCGGGGAAGAAGGTCCCAAGTTCCTGGAATCTGGCCAGAATTGTGTCCAAGGACTGGAAAGGGTTTGAGCCCGTGATGATGGCTTTGAAGTAGGTATCAATGATGTTGTTGATGACAAAGGAAGGCCGGGCTCTCAGCACCATTGTCGTCCAGAAGCTCATGAACCCCTGATAGGTGTCGTTGATAGCCACCATCGCCCGTACCAAGCCACTAACGTTGGATGAAGGGCGCACCATCACACCTTCGAGCCGACCAATCGCATCCTCAGGGATCCCGTGAAGATCCCAAACGTTATCTATGTTTCTTGAGAAGTCACGAAATAGTTGTTGTGGATCAACACTATCCAGACCTAGCTCTCTCAGAATTCGACGCACTCTCCCAATCGTGGCCGGCTCGTTGGTTTGGTGATACGCCCAAGCAATCAGACCCTCATCCAAATACCGAGTCCCCCGTGCTCCCCCAAGCCCCGGAAGAACTCTCAACTCCAAATACCTCTGCCGGAAGCGTTCGGAAAGCGCGTGCACTAGGCTCCGAGGCTCACTGGCAAACGCATTGGCCGAGCGGACCAGTTCCAGATCAGTTGCCGCAGTCCGTCCCGCCCCAGCCTCCCGACGCAAAACGACTAGCCGAGCCTCCGCTACCTCATCGGCGGCATCCGATACCATTGCAACAAACTGCCGCTCCGTAAAGGGGGCAGCTTCGGTTCCTAGTCTCTCAATGAGTCCCCTGAACCGTCTCATCAGGTTGTCGGTCAGGCCATACCGTACCCGCTCGACGCCGGTCATCGGATTCGTCCTATCAAACATCCGATGAATAACATGCAACATCCCATCCGTCCCCGTCACCCGCTCCGTAGCGCGGGCGATCGTGCCCATAATGCGCCCACCCCATGACCGACCCCAAACATACGAAGCCGATAGATGTGCCATCCCTCTGAAGATCTCTCGGGCAGCCACAAATCCCCGCCCCACGACCGGGGCGTGTTCCGCCATCTCCCATGCCGCCCGAACCCCCTTCCCAAGAGCCCCACCCAATGACCTTACAATATCATCAGCAAACGGGATGGAAACATAGTTGAATACGTCCGTGAGGCCCTGCCAAGCAAACTCCAGACCTTGGTCCGCATTGACCATCGTAAGCTGGCGCATCTCGTCTTGGCCAGGCAAGCGTCCCTGTTGAAGAATGAATAACCAGATGTTTCGGTTATCGGCCTCCCATCGCTCCTGGCCGTCCGCCAAAAACATGTAACTGGCTGTCCATCCACCCATTCCAACCGAATGGAACTCGGGATCATACGAGTCCCGCAAGGCCCCAACCGCCGCAGATCCCCTCTCAAACAGAGCGTTCATTTCATCTTGTGCCTGACGCCCGCTTGTCCACCTAATTATGCTTTTGGGGTCCATCCATCGATTGTACTGGTCCACAAGGTCCTGAATATCCTCCATGCGCCGAAGTGGGGCATCCCGGATTTCAACAGATTCTTGGATAATCTCCTCGGTCATCTCCGGGGAGACGCCCGACAACAACATCGTCTGACGAGCCCCATCCAGGTCGTCCGCTCGGATCTGATTTATCACATGATGGCGAGATACCCCAAGCAGTTCGTCATGGGGCACTGGAGATTCAACCTCTTCACTAAAGACGGACTTGACCACCTCCACAATAGCAGCCGGAATCTCGGCTTCCAGCAATCCAACGAAGTTGGTTACATCTTGCGAGAACGTCTGCCACCCCGCGTCTTCTTCTAGTCTCTCAACAAAGGGAGCCTGCTCTATTGGCTCCTGACGTATTTCTCCGACGCCGGCCCGCCCACTTATCAACGCACGCGGCTCGGCACTCAAAGTGTAGGCCGGCTGAAAATACGTCCTCAAAATACCAGGAATCGCATTCTTGATAAGAGACCAATCCACTATGAGCCCACGCCAAGAAATGGAGGACGTTTTTACGAGGAAGTTTACGACAGGGTTCCGCCTACGCAACTCAATCCAGTCCTGCATCCGATTGAAGGTTAGGCGGTTCCACAAAGAGCCGGCATGTTGTAATAGATCCCGATCCTCAAAAGGCTGTACGGAGAATGTTCTTAGTTCCGTCTCTCCTCGATGGTACAGATAAACACTCTCACCCGAGGCCGGCGGTCGTCCTGTGATGCCCAGCGCCGATGGGAAGTTCAGCCACCCATTTTCTCGAAGAACCCCCCTTTGTGTCACCAGATGTTGGTATTCCCTCATCCGTTCTGAGTTTTCAATCCCCTCTAGGTTCCCCTCCGCCTCCATCTGTGAAATCTGGTTGTTGATCTCCACTACGTCCCAGTTCTGAGGACCTGCCGGACGAATGACGTGCCCGCCCGCCAAAATCGCTTCTGGGATCTGAGCATGTTCGGGTGGGGCCGCCTCCGCCTCCATAGGAATCTCTCCGACCCGCGGGCCGGGTTTTCCCCGGACCAAGGACATTGGAGACCATGCCCCCTGGGCAGGAGGAGCCCCCTGGGCGGGATGAAGAAGAAGAGAATCCGCGGGCCGTCTCTTTGGCCCCGGATCACCAGGCCCCTTTATCCCCCGACCCGTAGCAACGTCCCTGAATTCCTTGGAGCGTGGATCCAGTCGAGGAAATCTCGATTGTTTGAGCGGCATAGGTTATTCCTTGGGAGCTTCGACCGTCACTTGCCGTGCGCGGGGAGGTTGGGTAACTTCCTTCATCAGGACCAGCACCACGTCCATGTTGAAGGGAGCCCACGCAACAACCTTGTATCCGTCCATACCAAACTCGTTCAGACTCTTCTCTGACTCTATGTTGTTGGTAGCCGTCACTCGGGTAATCTTGTACTCGTATTTCATCTCAGCCTCCTGGGGCTAGAAATATAGGTACTTCGAACCACGAGCCCGGCCAAACGTCCCGGCCTGGGTCGTAGGTCGTAGATTGAAATTGGTAAAATAGGGCTGTGTTAGGGATTGTCCGAGAGGACCATAGGCACCCAACTCCCCACCCTTAGCCGTAGCTAGCAAAGGATCCACATTAGAGAGCATCTCCATGTAGGATTGGCGTGTCTTGCCTCCGCCCGTTGATGTCACTCCACCCAGAACGTCCTGGAGCCACCGATACCCGGCCCCCAACTTGCTTGCATCCCCTCCAGCCTCGGATGCAATGAGATTAGACAGGGTTTGGATAGCGTCCTGCGATCGCTGGGTTCCCATGAAGTATGACGTGTCCTGCTTACGTCCTTCCATGAAGGCAAAGTCTCTTTCCTCCCAAGCATCTCCGCCCGTCACAGACTCAGGGGAGTAGGGGGTAAGATCCTTCCCCCAAACCGTGTACAGTTGGTTTGCAACCCTCGCCTGGTCCTCTGGAGATAGATAGGGGATCAGGGCATTCGCCATCACCGTCCAGGCTACGTCCGGCTGGTCCATCAGGGCACGATCGGTCGGAACCCAAGGCTTCCACCAAGCCGGGACATTCGGCCCCGCAGCCTGATAGGTCCCCGTTGTCCACGAGATGGTAGGCGCAGCACCTCCGCCCCCACCATCGCCACCCCAGCCCCCATCACCCCCACCTCCCCCAAGGTACTCTTTGGGGGGCATAAAACCTGGCATCTTCCCTCCCATAATCTCGGGCGGGGTATATTGGGAAGGGCCACCACTCCAGTTCACTGCTTCCTGGTTCCACCAATCGGGGCTCATTGAGGTCCCTAAATAGGAACGACGCCATTGACTGACCTCTCCAAAGGGGGTCAGGCTGCTCGGGCGGATGACATCAGCCCTCTCTCCAGGCAGAACTGGAACATCTGATCTAGTCTCATCCCGGAAGTATCTAGGGCTTGTTGTCCTTGGCGCAGTGTACGTAGTGCCTCTTGGTGAACGTGTAGTCGTCGTGCGCCTAGACGACTTATAGGCAGGTGCAAAATCACCCGTTGTCCTTGGCATTGTGGGCCTTCCTTTTCTCCATGTCGATCAAGTACCGCTCGACCTGCTCATCCCCATAATGCTCTCGCAGAGTCTTGATGCTGTCCGGAGATATCTTCATATAGAAGTCAAGATCCGGGTCCATTGCCATCCCGGCCTGGCCCTTGAGCATGTTCAGGGCCTTCTTGTAGTTGCCTTTCATCCGTGCGAGATTGTTCACTGAACTCCTCCTGTCAGCATCCCAGGAGCCGCATTCGCCAGAGCATCCATCATGTCCGTGGCTGCCTGGCCTGGGGCTTCCCCACCTGCCTGTTGCCTAGTTGGCTGGCCAGTCGACCCCATCCCGCCCATCATCTGCTCAGGGTTGCTAGGCTCCTTGGGCCGCCCAGGCTCCCCAGACAACTGTCCCTGCTGCATCATCACCAGGACTTGCTGGGCAATCTCATCGCCCTCATCAGCCGCTTCCTTCAGGGCCGCCATGACGGCATACTGTTTGAAGGCTGGGTGCTGGGTTGCCTGCCACTGGATCAGCTTGTCAACCTCATCATCCGGCTGCTCAATGTCCAGGTACCGCTCCATGATCGTCCAAGGAGACAGCCAAGGGGCGGCCTGCGTCGCCATGGCGTGGTTGCGTACCTGATCGTTAGGGAACTTGGGCTTGATATAGGCCCGCACCAGATACTCGGATACTTCCTGCCCAAATATCTGCTCAACGAAGTCCTTGCCTCGCATCCGCCCATAGGCTCGTATCATCGAGCCGGCACCAAAGGTTGCAATCAGCCGTAGGACCTTCCGGCCCCATTCCGACCACATCCGCTCCAGATGCCGAACCGGCTGCTCCAACCGAATGCGGTTCTGGTCTCCCATCTGGGACAGGGCGTAACCGGCGACTTGTCCGGTCCCCGATCCAAACATCACATCTGCAAACCCGGACTGCTGAAGCCTGGCCCTTAGGTAGTTGATTTGCTGATCAACATCCGGCGGGTTGCCGGGCCATTTGGGAAACTCTAGACTCTCGTCCGGGGTCAACTCCACAACTTTGGTTAGGCCGGGGTCGATGTCTACTCCACGGCCCGCCGCTACCCTCGCAACCATAGGCATCCCGGTATATACCTTGACCTGATGCATCCTACGGTTGACAGATTTCTCCAAGAAATCAATAGTTCCCTCTAAAGGTCGGATGATGCTGTCGAACCCAACAGGGTCTAGTTTCCTTGTAGGTTTGAACTTGCCAATCTCGAAGGGGAGATCTTCGTACCCATCAGCGATCGCCAATGGCCACATCACCTCGCCCGAGTACGTCAGGGCGTGCTGGATCACTTCCTTCTTGACTGTGTAGACCTCCGGCTGTCCCAGGACGGGATTGAATCTTGGCATCCCATCCGGACCAATAACCGGCTGCTCGATCTCCATCTCTGTTCGGCACCAGTAGTCCACCAATTCGGCCTTGGAGGCCAAGTCCATCTTTTGTGATAGACTCCAGGTGGCGTACTTCGGAGGCAACATCCCGAATTCCTGCTCAACCTGATAGGGGCTCATCTGAACGATCCGGAAGATGTGATCGAACCCGCCCTTCCCGCCAGGAATGAACTTGATCTCCGTAGCGTCCAAAACCTTGAGGCACATAGGCGGGGTCTTATAGACCTGGATCGGCTCTCCAGTCTCGGGATGCTGCCCCATCGTCTTCTCGGATTCATCAAGTTTGGGATCCCAAACCGTATAGAGCACAGACGACCCATCCCGGCAGGCTTGCAGGATGCTCTCATACTGAATATCGTAGCCCTCCCGCTCCGATGCAACATCCACTAGACCCACCAGGAACTTCTCGATCCGGCTGGTATCCTCCCGCTCCCCATGCGATGGGCTGAAGCCTAAAGCCCGGAACTCCAGACCGTTGGCCATAATGATCCCGACTGCCAAGTCTGTAACGTTGGTGGCGGTAGGGTCGGGGAACCTTTCCTCTCCAGCCTTGGGCTGTCCTTTGTAGTGGTCAAACTCATACAGACGACGCCACCGACGAATGTTCTCGTGCCAAGGGTTGGAGAATTTCTCCGCCTCAACTCGGTACTTCACGATAGCATCAAGGGTTCTCTTGTTGTCAACTGAGTTTTGATCAAGATAAACTGACATTGATTACCTCTTATCCCGCAACGGCTCGGGTAGCATCGACTGGTCTATGTAGTTTGCGTCCCAGCCTGTTGCATCCGAGAACGGGGATTCGATCCGAATCCGGTTGCTCGTATCAATACCCCCTACCTTCACCACATAGTAAGACGCCATGGCCATGGCTACCGCGGCATCGATAGGGTAGGTGGATTCCTTATCCTTGACCAAACGGAACCCACGCTCGTCTACCTTCGCTTTGGCGAAATGGACATGCTGACGAAGTTGGTCATCAGGGTAGACGGCCATGATCCCCTGCCGGAATAGGTCATACATGTTCTGCGTTGCCGCAATCATGTTGGTGGAGCTTTGTGTAAACTCCACTAGAGGCAGACCCCGTTTGTGTAAAGTCACCATCGAACGGTGGAATTGGGACGGATCGTAAACAATCGCGGCTACTTTGAATGCCTTCGCCATTTGTATGATCCACGCCTCAATCGTCTCCTCAAGATCCAATCCAATCATCCCTGGGGGCGGGGTCCATATCCGGTGGAAGCCCAGCCCGACCTGGGGCCTCATCATATCGTAGTACATCCCCAGCCCAGCCGTGCAGTCGTGCTTGACCCCAATATCCACCCCAATCACCATTGGCAGTGTCCTGGCGGGGTTCTGGGGCTGAAGCATTAGCGGTGCCGTAAGGGTCGTACACTTGTCGTACCATTCGATCGGCATGAACTGCTCTTCTGTCGTCACCCACTCGACCCGGTGCATCCTCAGGAAGTCCGAGGGACGAAGGCTCTGCATCTCGGTCTCGTAATACTCCGGAGTCTGCCAAGGCATCCTGGGCTCATGGTCCCAATAGCAGAACGTCCCACCGCTCTCATAACAAACCGGACCCTTGGAGTCCGTGATGTCCTTCAATTCCTCAACGACCGTCCCATTCTTCACAACCTTGTTGTACATATCGAGAAGCAAGTTCGGAGATTCGTTCTCATACCCAGCGTAAGTTACGATAACTTGGATTGGATTCTTGACTGTTGGAGGGATGGTCATCTCAGCCCACATCCGCATTGCATCCTCACTCGTGTAGGCCCACAACTCATCAAACAACGTACATCCAGGTTGAGCGCCTGCCGCCGACCGATAGTGCTTCGCAAGCACCTTGACAAACGAGCCGTTGGGGAGGTCAATACGGAACTTCTGGGTCCGCGACCGGTCAGATGGAGGAAGTTCCTCATTCTCGTGATCGAAATGCCAACGCATCGCAGCGAACACCCGCGCCTCCGCCTGCTCTATGTCATTGGCGCAAACATACACTTCACTTCCAGGCGGCCCGACCTCCCGGATGTACCAAGTACCAATAGCAGCCGCCAGCAGGGTCTTCCCAGACTTCTTAGGACACGCCCAAATGATGCGCCTATATGGTAATGTCCCATCCTCCTTTGGTGTCAGACAGTGGCGAAGGATCCTCTCGGCTATGGGGAATAGCTCATAGTGACCGCTATCCACAACCTCTGAACTACATAAGAACCCGTTGTCCTTCACCCAGTCCACGAAGCCCCGCATTACAACATCCCCCTTCCGTGATAGCCGAGTCCAAACAATCGGGCGATGGTACCCTTGCGATAGTCCTGGAGGGAAGTCCTCTTCATCGCATTACACGCCCTACACAAAGGCTGCAAGTTGTCAAGTCCCTTCTTGCCCCCCTCATCGATCGGGATCACGTGGTCCCGCTCTAGATTGTCTCTCGACCCGCACCGCAAGCACCTATGGTCAAAGATACGCAAGCACCATTCCCAGTCGTCATTGTTGAAGTCGGCGCTTACTCTCTTGCGCCGCTTCCCTGTGTTGTACCCACTTCCTACCTTCTTGGAATACCACTCCTTGTTCTGGGCCTTCCGCTCTTCTTTGTGCGTTTCGTAGTACCGCTTCAGGGTGGCCTTCCTGGAGGCCGTAGTCATTACTCAATCCACCGATAGTGCTCATGGCCCGACTTGCCACACCAGACCTGAACCTGCAATCTTCCATCAGACAGGAGCCATTCATGACGACGCAGCCGCTTCCCACAGTCAATACAGATATCCATCTCTCCATTGAAGAAGTATCTCTCCTCGTCCGTCAATGGACGAGCAGCTCGCCCCGCCATACAGGTCGTGACCAACATCGCTAGGAAGAGGAAGACTGCGACCGAGATTCCCGCGCCGTCGCTCACTTCTTCTCCTTCTTCACAGTGCTCCAGAGCTTCTTGAAATAGGGCATAGCCGCTTCCCGACTTGGGTACGGCTTGGCGTTCTTGCGTTCACCGGTCTCAGAGTTGACTACGTAGTAGCCATTCCCAGACTTTATGATCTTGTAGGGCACCTACTGTGGGGCTCCTCCCCCTGTTAGAGCCGTCCATAGTTCCATCAAACGTGCCGGCAAATCCCCACGAATACTCCTGTCTAGTTGTCCACCAGGGCCGTAGGTTTGCATCGCCTCCCTGTTCGCAAGAATCGCCGGGTTCTTGAACGGTACAGGGTTGACGCGATTGGGGTCTTTCCCAATCCCATCACCTAACAGGTTCCGGGGACGGATCGAGGCCGGGCCAGGGGCTCGCCCCATAGTAGGAAGCATCCGCCGGATCCCTGGTCGGATCATGTTTGGGGAATACGGTACTTTCCCCCTCGAGGGGTCTTTCGTAGGACCCCCACCCCCGGCGCGAGGAGCAGGCGGCCTAATAACGGGCAGAGAGCCTGGCCGCGGGCTCATGCGGCTCTTAGACGGGTCCGGCCTCGGGGTAGGACTTCTATACGCGGCAGGATAAAGCATCTTGGCCATAGCAAACCTCCAAGGTAGTTATTGTCTAGTGTAGTCTATCAGAGTTTGGGGTCGGGACGCAAGTCCGTGGGGGAGCAGTCGGGGCATATCGAACGGGCGTCGGAGAAGACGTACCTGTGACAGCCAGAGCACCTGGTCACAAACCAGTGTTCATGTTGTGAGCAAACGTACTCAGCGCCCTGAGTAAATCGGTACCGCTTTTCACAAATCGGACACTTTGGGTCCTTCTTTGGCTTATCCTTGTGATCGGTTCTCATTGTCTCCCTCCACCACCATCATGACACTGACATCGGTTCCCTGACGGAATAGCCATCCGTGGGTCATGTACGTTATAGGGTTTAGACCCACCCGCCTCACCACATTCGCTAGCCCTTCCACCGTGTAGGCAAAGAGGTGGGACCTTTGGAATGGGTTGTTACCATCCTTGGGACTGTAGTTCGGAACCTCCAAAAACAGCTTGCCCCCCGGTTCCAGATGTTTAGCGATCTTGCTAAGGAACTGAATCGGGTCCGGAACGTGTTCTAGGACGTGAATGCAAGTGATGGTATCATAAGTTTCGGTAACTTCATCCAAGGTTTCGAAGAGAGGTATACCCTTCACAATAACGTATTCCTTGAGAGGCTCAACAGCACTAACGATTGCTTCCTGCCACTCCCTGTGGGCCGACCAGGCCATAACCCCCATGCCCGCCCCGATGTCCAGGAGCCGCCTTGGAGTAACCCCAAAGGCGACAATGGTCATCAGCGTATGTTGCGCTCGAAGTGCCTCGTTGACCAACTCGGAAACGAAGGCGTCAGGGATGTTCAGACCTCGTAGGTTCTTTCGATCCTTGTAGACCTGCTTCCGGTATTCCCCGGTCTTGTAGATCGCCAGGGATTCTTCGGGCGTAGGTAGGTCCTTCAAAAAGAAGACCTTGCACGCATCACACCGAGCCCACTTCTCGTTGGGCCTCCTTCCTTCTGCTCGAAGGACGATATCCTTCCTTGGTCCGTTACAGATTGGACAGGTCATCTTCGCTCACCTTGCCTCCTCTGCTAAAACACGGCGGGCCTGACGCAGCGCCTCATACAGTAGATAATCTTCTCTGCCATCAAGGCTGATGTCCTTCACCTGAAGATATACCGCATACAGCGCCCTCGCTACCCGTCGGGCCTGGTCCCGCTCCCGAACGACCTGCTCCGTCTTGCTGTACCATGGATACTCATAGTACCAAGGCGTCCATGTCCTGTTGTCCATCTCAACCTCCAAGTAGACCTTTCTTGGTCATGATCCACTCACACAACTCCAAGTCCTCGGGGGTGTCAATCTCAAACCGCGACCACCCAGGCATCTCCACAATGCCAATCTTGCCCCCCAGCCTAGTCCCATACATCTCCAGTACCCCCGTCTGGAAACAGTAGATCGATCCATTCTCGACGAATTCCGATACATCCTGCCGCATGGGCCGATTCCCCTTCGGATCATAGTTCAACGATACCGCCTCCGTATCCTCTTTCACCCACACGAACTGATGAAGACGGACCGCGGATAGGACGCTCGAAAAGATGCCACTATCTACCAGGGAGATGGCCTGGGCGATATGGATAGGAGAACGAAGGGGGTTGGTTGCCTGCAAGAACACCACAATGTCCGGCCTGTAATCAATGTTCTTCAACACGTGCCGCAAGGCGTCCTCGGACGGAGAATCTGGGCCACTCAGTTCCGGGGGACGCATGACCACCCGCGCTCCCCACAACTCTGCAACCTCGGCTATCTCTGCACTGTCGGTCGACACCACAACCTCTTTGATCCCCGGCGAATACGGCGTCGCGAAAGCATGATCGATCGAGTGTGCCAAGAGGGGCCTGCCAGCCAGCATGGCGATGTTCTTCTTGGGTAGACCCTGACTACCCCCACGAGCAGGGATGATGCAGAGGATACTCATGATAGCAAATCCAGGGCTTCCTGAAGGTGCCGTTTGCACATCAGGGCCTCTTCGAGCCCATCACCCCCTGGGACAAAGTCATCAAAGAAGCTAGCCACAATCACACAGTTCGTTTTGGCCTCCTTCGCCAGCCTATCATACTCGTCCCCAGCGGCCTCCCCCATCTCACGGTTGTATTTCATGGCGGAAGCCACTTCGTCCTTTGTCATCTTGCTAACCCTAACATTTTTCCTTTGCACCTGCCCCCAAGTGGAAGCGTGGATTTCTTTCTGGCACCAGTCACAAAGTCCGTGTTTGATTTCCATGTCGCTCATTCCCAATCCTCCCACTTTTCTCTCCTAAAAGTCGTACATTCAGTAGGTTCCGATAGGTTCACGATCCGGCGTTTATCCATCTCATAGACCGTCCGGGCCATCGCAAAGGCCGCATCGGTATGCTCGTACCACTGCTCCTCAGAGATCCTGTGCCCCGGCGACTTCTCCCAATGCGGAGCCTGCTCATCAGGGTAGAAGTGCTTGTACTCACTGGAGGTGTCGTAGTAATGGTCCATGCCTACGATCAGGGCGGTCTTGAACCCCATGTAGTAGGCGATCTGGAGCATGCTGAAGATGTTGGACGGGGCGATCCCCATGATGTCCAGCGGGTCGAATGAGAAGTACAGGCCCTTCGGATGGCTGTAGTATTGCGGCCCCAGGATCCCCCACACGTTGTCAAAAGGCAAACGATGAGCCGTAAAGCGGTTGACAAAGGCCGCCTCAACCTCCTCCAGCATCGGCAGGAGTGGCTCTCGCTGCTCATCCGTCACCAGATGGTTGATCCCCAGGTCCAAGTAGTAGGTTGGGGCGAACCCAGTCTGGTCATAGTAAATGTGGAAGCGGTTGGACGCAAAGGAAGGATAGAGTGTCAGAAAGGGCAAGGGGACGTTGTATAGCCCCGGCCCGGCCCCGATCAGAAGGGCGATGTGTCCTTTGTGATAGTCCTTGAACTTGGCGTACCCTTCCGTCTTATTCATTCAGTCCCACCATCCATCCAGCTCGCGCTTTAGGGTACCAAACACCAACTCCAGGTCCGCCGTGCGAAGGCGAAGGTGCTTATCGTCCATCTCGCTGCATTCCTTGTGACACTGCTCACTATCTTCCGGCGTTTTCTCGTTCTCAAAGCCTACGAGTTCAGAGTACCCCGAATGATCCTCACAGGGCTTCCATACCATCTCTCCCCACTTCTCGGACCATCGATGCAGGTCTTCGCTAACGTATGCATCCACAATCAGACGAGCCAGGGCGGCGACAACTCCATCGATCTGCGCCGCCACCTCCTCGTTGTTCTCCAGATGTCCCCACTTACGGAATGCTTTGGCATTGTACGCCAAAGCATGTATTAGTATCCCAAGGAGATAGGTCCCATCCCACCACCACACTTTCCATAGGCAGGGCAACCAGTATAGGACATAGCTAATCCGATAAAGGATACGTTTGATCACTTTATTCGACTCCCAACGCCAGCGGCGCTTCGTCAGCGATCTTCGAGATCTCTGACAGCCTCACTACTCGCCAGAACGGATTGGCCTCCAGACAGGCCCCGACGGCTACCCTGGCCGCCTCAACCATATCCCCGGCCCGGATGTCCAACGAGTAGTAGGTCTTGGGACCCATATAGATCGTCGCCACAAACAGGCGGTCCTCATTCATCCTGGTAGCCGCCACAGAACGGACAGTCGTAGACATCAAAGGGCAACCTCTGCCCACACCAAATACAATGGGGCCTCTTAGCCAGGGTCTCCTGTGTGTAGACTTGGGGATGGTAGGTATAAAGCGCCCCGGTGCTGTCCGATGTCATGGACATAGTGGATATATACGTATCACAGTACATATTCGAGATCGATTCTGGCGACCGTGTAATTCCCATCTCACTCCTCCATCAGTCTCTTGATCCCGTACTCGCAGGCCCACGTCAGCATGGACAGGTCCAGGGCGAATACAAGGAACCGGAAGCCCATCTTCTGCATCTCCAGCACCTTATCGGGACTGAAATCCGGGATGTGGATGCCGGGTGGGACCTTGGTCCTCTGGCACTCCTTCAAGAAGTAATCCAAGGTCTTCAAGTAGCCCCGATTCTCAAACTTCCCAGGAATACCCATGTCCGCTGTCAGGTCCCACGGTCCAATCATCGCCGCGTCCGGTCCCTCCTCCAAGATCATCGGCAGGTTCAGAATGCCCGCGTTGCTCTCAATCTGGGGGATGACCACCACGTTCTGGTTCGATACCTTGGGGGCATTCGTTATCTCGCGACCATACATGTTGGACGGGGAGTAGCCCAATCCCCGCCGCCCCTCAGGGGGATAGAACGCCGCTGCCTGGATCGCCCGCATAGCGTATCCGTTCTCAACCCTGGGCACAATCACCCCATCCGCCCCCATGTCCAGGTACTTCTTGATCGTCCAGTAGTCCCCACCATTCTCGATACGGACCAACTGCCCCCACTTCCTGGTCCTCAGCAAGGAATGGGCTACCACTGCATCGATCGGTCCGTGCTCGGCGTCCAGCACGATGAAGTCCCATTGCTCGAAACTTGACATAATGTCCAGGATGGCGGGGCTCCCCGACGCGCACCACGTCCCGATGACGGTCATACCTGCCTTCAGATCACCCTTCAGGGTCATCATCTTCCTCCATAAGGTTTTGGCACATCGGTCCAGGCAATCACACTGTCGTACCAAAAGGTTTCCCAAACATCATGCCCCCGTAGGCGCATACTTTTTGGTGACAGGTCCACTATTTCAACAAACCTATTTCTACCGTCCTTGACCGTTACCAAATAGGATCCTGCTCGCTTTGGTAACCCGATCCACCCATCTTTCTTAGCATCATAGTTGCAGGCATGCCACTTAGTCATCCTGTACCTCCCACTCTACCCAATACTCGTCGTCAATCTTCTTGCCCTCGCTATCATGAGCAAGAAACGCCTTCCCTACAGTCATGGGGTCGCGCCCTGGAAACTCCTCATCTAGAAAACAAACCACCATCTTCCGCCCATCTTTAGATGTTGCCGTAACTTTGCTCATCCGCTAATCCTCCCCACCCACCACTCGGCTATGTCTATGTCCAACTGGCTGTGTACATCCCGGCCCGCAATCCAGGGCCGCACGATCGGCAAGCATACGTTCCCCATCCACCACCACGGCGTCATGATACGACTTTGGCGGTTGACGCACTCCCATCGGAAGGCCCATACCCCCTGATCGTAGAAATACACAGGAGGATAGGATTGCCGATTTGTACTAACAACTTCATCACTCCAATTTACGAGGCAACCATAACGCTCCCTATCCAACACAAACGCTCTATAGGGATGGTCGTCCTGGGCCTGCCATACACTCATCACACTATCCGCCTCAGGGTGTTTATCCAGCATCGTCAGGGCTTGGTCGATCAGCTCCCCATCCACCATCACCGTGTTACCCAACAGGACCACGACGTTCTGAAGTTCTGGTAACTTCGCCGCAACCTCGAAGACGGCGTGCTTGATAACGTCCCCATGATTGGTCGAATCTCGACTCAGGTGGTCTGGTCTCCACAAGACTGCATTCGCCCCCGCCCCTAACGCTACGCCGGCGATCGCATCATCATCAGTGTCGATGTAAATCCGGCCGACCTTGGATGCCGACTTCGCCGCCAGAACGGCATAACAGACCATCGGCCTCCCGTTGATGGGGTACAGGTTCTTATGAGGGATGGATTTGCTTCCACCCCGAGCAGTAATGATGGCGGCGTTCATTTGATTCGCTCCAACACTAACCGATATCGAGGAATAGCCCGACCCCACAGTTCCCAAGGCACATTCAAGGGGACGGCCGGAGACTTCAATGGTTCAGTTTCCATCTCCATTTGGTAATAGGGACCCGTTCCCAGGAACCAAGGGTATCCCTCAGCTAATACAACACGCTTGGGGTACGGTATCTTCTTCATAGCCAGTTGCTCAACTTGTCAAGCTCGAAGGCCGTACAAGCCGACTTCTCCGTTAGGTTGAGAATCTTCCGTCCATTCTCTCGATAGACCCTCTCAGC